GGCTGGCAGCACCGCATCGTCAGCCAGAGCATCCTGAAAGGCTCGCCGCTGGAGGGCTTCGGCTACCAGAAGGGTGTGGACGCGACCAGCATCGAAGGCATGCGCGAGCCCTACGAGCTGCCGATGAACCTCAGCGTGCACCACCCCGACGTCAATGTGCCGGTGCTGTGGTCACGCGGAGGGACGTGTGTTACCATTAGGTGAGGAGGACGTATGAACTACGGCGAAGCGAAAGACCCTAATTGCAAGAATCCGCACCACGCGCATCACGACCCTGAGAGCCCCGTTGTGCTAAGCGCGCGGGCGGTAGATGAGGCCGAGGAGAGGGCCGAGGACGAGGCCGACAGGAAGCGGCGGGAAAGTACCGTATTGCCAAGGACCATGGCTGATGCTCGCTGGCGAGTTTTCGGCACAGGTCCGGGTCGAGCGGAAATCCGGCGCGGTTGATGCCAATTACAATACGCAGGCCAATACATGGGTCTTGCACAAGATGGTGTGGGCCAGGTTCCGCCCGATCCGCGCCAGAGAGCAAACGATAGGCAACGCGCAGGAGCCGGTTGTCCGCTACGAAATGACGGTCAACTACCTGGATGCGCTCGATATCACCGGTGACATGCGCTTCATCCATGATCGCACCGAAGCCTATTCCGACCCCAATCTGTATTCCTATTTCCTCAATCGCGGGGCGATGGGCGGGTTTACGGAGCGGGACACGATTTCCTTTGATGTCCACCTCGTTGACAAGGACTCCGCAAACTGATGGCCCGTCCGTTCTTCACCATTACCGGAGACAGGCAGGTTGCCGCGACCCTTGGAGAACTGGGACGCACGATAGGTGGCGCGGCACTCGATGCCTCGATGAGCAAGGGTATGAGGCTGCTACGCTCCGAGGTGAAGAATGAATACATCAGGTCGGGGGCATGGGGTGTTGCCGACGCATGGGGTCCGGGCACGCCAGCCGGGTTGCACCTCGCGGAAAACATCAAAACCGTGAAGGAAAAGGGCAGGCCGCGCAACAACCCGCTTTTCAAGCTGGGTGGGTCTGGCCGCCGCGCCCAGTCGATCATGCACCTTGTTGAGTACGGGACCGCGCCGCACTGGCAGCCGAAGCGCAAATGGATGCACCCCGGCGCCAAGGCGAACCCGGTCATCAGACGCACATTCGAGGCACAGAAGGAAGCGGTCACAGTCCTGGTGCTCCGTGACCTGAAGGTGCAGGCCGGCCGCGCCCTGAGCCGGGCCACGGCGGGGAAAAAGTCGAAGTGAGCGCGCTTTCAACGGCTGTCCTGGCGCTGTTGGCGGCGCCTGGGGTCACGGCGATTTGCGGGACTCGCGTTCACCCGATTGCGGAACCGCCGAACACGGCCCGGCCCAACATCATCGTCTACATGGTGGCATCCGACGAGGGATACCACATGGCGGGCGCGAACCTTTATCCGAACTCGCGGGTCAGCATAGAGGTGCGCGCCGCCGACGCTCCCTCCGCTGATCGTCTCGGGGATGCGGTCATAACCGCCTTGAGCGGTGTCTCCGCGACGATTGGATCAACATCGGCAGTGTTTTTCAAGGAGGGCAGCGATGTCCAGGACACGACACCAGACTTCAGCATCTTCAGAAGAATCATCGACTTCCGTGTCAGAACCCGCGCCGCATGATGCGGCTCCGGGGAGTGAACCTGAAGCCGGTGCCCTCCCGCCCGTCGCAGATATCCACGGCATGAAATCCGGTTACTGGGCCGAACTCCCTCATTGGGAGTGCCCGAAGTGCGGGTTCACCACGCTCGTGGAGACTGAGGCGCGGTTCCACGGGGCTGTTGCCCATTACATACCAGCAGGAGACTAAGACATGCCCGCAACGACCGGCAAAATAGGCTATGGCTCACAGCTTCTCATGGATGACGGCGTGGGTGTCTACACCGCGCTTGCCAACGTGGTGAGTATCGATGGGCCGAACGAGGTGCTTGGCACTGTGGAGAGCACCCATCTGGGGTCCGACAATTCGCAGCGCGAGCATGTGGCGACACTGAAGGATGGCGGCGATATTTCGCTGACCCTGCACTTCGACCCGGCTGCGGCCACCCAGAACTCCACGACAGGGCTTCGCAAGAAGTATGTTGACCGGACACTGACGAATTTCCGGCTGGTGTTTGCCGGATTCTCGCAGCGTTTCAACTTCGCGGCATACGTGACGGCGATTTCGCCCGCGATCTCGCTTGAGGGTATTACCGAACTCAGCGTGACGCTCAAGGTGTCCGGTGCTGTAACACCGTCTGCCCACCCGTAACCCCATGAACAAGTATCGTGGCCAAGTGCCGTCTCCCGCTCTGGGCGACGGCACTTATTTGTGTTTCACATGGAACGGAATTGCCGAGATAGAGACGCTTGTTGGCCGCCGCGACTGGTGGGGGCCGGTCATGGAGGCTCTTGACGGGTATTCTGCAACCATCATGACCGGCCTCGTCTCCATAGGATTGCACAATGCCGATGGTGTGCGGGTTGCGGCGGGCAAGAAGTATTCCCTTCCCGACGATGTGACCCCGCAGGAAGTCATCGTTCTTCTGCTGGACGCCATCTACATGAGCGTTCACCGCAAGACGTTCGCGGAGTTCACCGAAGAGCAGATCAAGCGGCAGCAGGACTTGCTTGCACAGCCGGAGAGTGAGGACAAAAACCCTCCGAAGGCCCTGATGGAGTCGTTCCCGCAGTAAGGGCCATGTGTTTCCGCGCCGGGATGATGCCGGATGAGTTCTGGTGCCTGACACCGGGGGAAACACTGATCTGGCTTGAGGCGGCACAGGAACACCGGGCGGACGAAATCAGGGCATCCGCATGGCTGATCGGCAGTTACACGGCCATCGCCTATCACGATCCCAAGAAATATCCACGCTCACCGAAACATGGCGGACGGACTGCGCCGCAAACGGCGGAGCAGATGATCGCTAAAATGAACGGATTGGCTCAAAGACAATGACACAGATCGTCGGTTCACTCCTGCTGACAATGGAGGCCAATTCTGGCCCCATGGTTGCCGGGTTGAACCGCGCGGCGGCCCATGTCCGTGGCACGACATCACGGATGCGGACGGACCTCGAACACACATCGGGTGCCGTGTCGCGGATGAACCGCAGTTTCAATGCCGGTATTTCTGGCCGTGGGCTGATGATCGCGGCGCGGAGCCTGGACACGGCTGCGTCCCGCGCCAATGTGCTCAGAACATCGCTTCTGACCCTGACCGGCGTGTTTGGCGGCTTTTCGGCAGTCCTTGCCGTCAATTCGGTAATGGCGCTTGCTGATGGCTATACGAACCTCAAGAACCAGTTGCGGACGGTCATCGACAATTCGCAACTTCTGACGGGCGTTGAAAACGAGCTTTTCAAGGCCGCCCAACGGTCCCGCTCGGGCTTCCGCGAGACCGCGACCCTGTTTACCAGGCTTGTCCGGTCAACGCGCGGGTTGTCCTTGAGCTACAAGGAATTGATAGGGCTCACCGAGACGATCCAGAAAGGATTTGTGGTCGGCGGGTCAACACCGCAGGAAGCGGCGAGCTTCGCCATTCAGTTCTCCCAGGCATTGGCATCGAACAGGCTGGGCGGCGAGGAACTGCGGGCTGTACTCGAAACCCCGCTGGGCGGTCTTCTTGCCAAGGGCATGAACGTGTCGATCGGCAAGTTCAGGGAAATGGGCAAGGAAGGGGAATTGACCGCTGACCGGCTCATAGAGGCGCTGAAAAAGGTCGCGCCCGAGATCGAGGCGGCGTTTTCCAGAACGTCGATAACGATCTCGCAGAGCTTTACCGCGATTGACAATGCCCTGACGAAATATATTGGCTCCCAGGACTCCGCTCTTGGCGCGTCCAGAATGTTTGCCAATGGCATGGTCGCGCTTGCCAACAATATCGACATGGTGGTGGAGGCCGCGGCGTTCCTTGGCGTGGCCCTCGGTGCCCGGTACATTGCGGGGGCCATCAGTCCCGCAATTCAGGGCACCATCCTCGCTTCCGGCGCCATGGCCACCTTGCGCGCAAGCCAGGTGGCGTTGGCACAGGAGCAATTGAGGTCTGCGCAAGCGGCGCAACTGGATACGGCGGCGAAGGCGCGCAATGCCGCCATGGCCTACAACAACGCCAGGGCAAACGCCGCTCTTGGCGCTTCCATCGCCACGACCGGACGCGCCGCCGGCATCGCCGCCGCCAATCATGCCGCCGCCTCCGCCGCTGTTGTCGCGGCACAGAGCCGGGTAACAGCCGCCATTGCCCAAACGGGTACAGCCGCCGTCGCGGCGGCGGGCGCCATGCGGGTTCTCAATGGAGTGGTGGGATTCCTCGGCGGGCCGGTCGGGGCATTGCTCACTGTCGCCGCTGTCGGCTTTTACTGGCTGTCCACACGCACAACGGAAGCCGAGCGCGCCGCCACCGCCCACGCCGAAGCCATGGACGAGCTGCGCGGGAAAATACTCGATGCGAGTTCCGCCTCTCAGGAACAGAGGGACGAACTCCGCCGCAACATCGAAGCGCAAATTCTGGCGGCGGAAGCGGCGGTAAAGAACGCCAAGGCGCAATTGCTTCTCGCGCAGGCATCCGCCGCAACGCAGGACTTGGGAGCATTCGTCACGGTCGATCCCGAGACGGCGGCGGGGATGGCGTCTCCGACCGGCGCTGGCGGCGCGGATTATGACCA